AGCCTCCCTGTGCGGCGGGAGCGCCGCCAGCGGCCGGCGCAGTGCCATTATCCGTCCACAGGCGGACGTTCTTGTCGCCGTCGATGATGAACGGCGAATGCGCGACCATCTTGTTGTCTTGAAAGCGAGCCGCACCGGCATCGAGCGTGTAGCTGTCGCTCGGATTGAGCTTGTCATATGTCGAGCTGAAATGATCCGGCCCGGTCTTTGCCGCGATCATCGAGCCGAGCATCGTTTTCGCGATCTTCTGAGCCTGCGGATCGCCATCGGCGGCCTTGTCGGCAATGTCGAGAATCGTGCCGGAATATTGCGGATTGGCGCGGCCCGCAGCCTGTTCCGCATCGTGGCGCGCGTGAACCATGCCCGCGACCGATTTCCAGTCGCCGCCCAAGGCCGAGGAATACATTTCGCCCAAGTTGGTGAGATCAGCCTGCGTCGTCGCCTTGTCCGACACGTCCCAACCGGCTTTCAGTTGATCCGCGAACTCCGGATTGCGCATGATAAGACGCGAGATGCTTGTCGGACTCCCATCCGACGCGGCAAGGTCTTTCTGGAGCTGGACAAGCCGCGCCTGCTTATCCGCAATCGCCTGAGCCTGAGCTTGGCTTTCCTGCGTCTGCGCGTTGAGCGCGCCGATCTGCGCCCGCTGCAATAGCTGGCGGTTGAAGTCGGGGATGACGTTCCCCGCCGACTGCATGATCGCGCCGTAGTCGTCGAGCGCCATGCCTAGAAACCCCTGTAAACGCCGCCACCGGCGGTTGCCGCAGACGGAAACAGACCCTGCCCAATCGATCCGAGATTATTGAGAACGCTCGACCAGATGCCAGCCTGGCTGAGCGCACCGCTCGCTGCCGCGTTGCCGCTGGCCTGCAACAAGCCACTGATGCTGTTCGCAGTATTCTGACCGAGGTTGGCAACCGAGCCGGTCGCGTTCTCGCCCATGCCCGCCAAGCCGCCCAACCGAGCGAGCTGATCCGAGATGACCGACGACAGCGTGTCGCGCCCGAAATTGGCGAGCGCGCCCTGCGTGTTGCCTCCGCGCAGTCCGCCGGTTGCGGCGGCATTCTGAAGGATCGCCTCCTGTCCGTTGTTGTAGAGGCTCTGGTATGCTGGCGAGGCTTTCAGCGCCTCAATTGCCGCCGCCGCCTTGGCGTTGCCGTTGAGCCCGAGCAAATCCTGAATTTGCGGAAGTGCTGTCTTTCCAGCGTTGAGATACGGCGCGAAGTCCGAACGCGTGAGATCGAACTGCCTACGCTGCTCGCCAATCGCCGCAGCGTCCGACTGCTGTTGAGCATGCGCAGCACTGGACGCGCCGCTCGACGCGATAAGGCCGCCGCCAATTGAGGCGACCGCGCCAATGACCGGCCCGATTAATGCTGTCGGCATGGCGCTTTCCACTGATAAATGTCATACGTGACCGGCCCAAAGCCGATGTCGATTGTGTCGCGGTCGCAGCGCGTGAAACCGGCTTGCGCGGTGTAGTGACGCAACCCGTCCGAATGCTCGGCGACGCGCGCCCACAGCCGCTCCGCGCCATGTTCGGCCATATAAGCGACGAACTCCGCCACCATGCGGTAAGCATCTCGGCCCCGGCCTTCGGGAAGCACAGCGACGTGGATTTCGTAGGTTTGCGGCCCCGTCCACACGGCGAGCAAATATCCCCGATCCCACACCATCGCATGGTTCTTCGGGTCAGCGACAAACGCCGTCAGGTCGATTTCTGATTTACCATCGCCGCCACAGGTCGGGCGGATAGCCGGATGGTTCGCAAGCTCGTTGATGCGCGCAGCGTCGTAATGCCGTTCCAGACAGAGTTCAGCCGTCGCGCTCATATGCGCGCAACTTTACCGATTGAGGGCGCGAAACCGGATTGAACTCTTATCGCCTACCACCAGCAATGGTCACGGTCGTTGGCGTAGGATCGCAGCCGTTGCAGCATCGACGGGCGATATTCAGGCCACGCCGGTTCAAACCATCGCGACCAGCAGCGCTCCTTCTGCTCGTCCGTCCAGTCGCTCGGCATGATTGGGCTGAGCGCAAGGCTGTGCGTTCCGTCGCTCAGGGGCCGGAAGAACATCAGTCCTTCTTCTTCCCGCCGAACAGCTTGCCGATTGCCGCGAACCTGGACGCGTGCGCCTTGACCGCATTGGTGTGCGCGTTCTCCGCCTCGATTGCGAGTTGCTGCGGAAGATGCTGGGTCTGCGTCTGGACGTGCCGCGCATCGGCCACGGTCTTGCCGATCTGCGCGAGCTTGTGCGCCGCTTCCAGCCCATCGGGCGGTGTCGGTGCGGCGTCTGGCCCGCCAACCGCATTGGCCTGCGCGAGCTTGAGAATTGCGTCGGCGGCAGCGGCCTTGGCCTGCGCGCCCTTGAGTTGCGCCGACGATGCTTTCTCCGCCGTCATTGCATTCATCAGCTCGGCCTGCGGATCAGGCTTCTGGCTTTCCTGCTCTGCGGCCTGCGCGACGGCGGCCTTCTCTTCGTCGGTCGGCTCAACTGCACCCAACTGAAGGAGCTGCTTCCTCGCGAAGTCGCGAAGGTCGCCCATGCCCTCACCATCGACATTCATCGTCGCGGTCAGGAGGAACACGTTGGCGAGATCGACATTCTCCGCCTTCACCGCAACATCGGCCATGCTCATGCACGACTTGACCGTCTTATCCCTGCGCGTGGCGGTCGCCTCGGTTACATCGACAACGACCTTGTAATGGCCTCGCGTGAAATCGTTTTGATAACCCGGCTTGCCCTGGCGGCTGACATATTGCTGAACCAGCGTGGCCGTGCCGTCGTTGCCGTCCTCGCTCATCGTCTCGACTTCGCGGCCCGGCTCGAAATACACGTCGGCGCACATCGAGAGGTAAATCTCGCCGTCGCGCTGAACCGACTGGCGCATGTTGTCGAGATAGATGCCGGAACGCGCGTCCACCCGCACGGCAGCAACCTCCAAAGCATCGGCGGACGTATTGGCCTTGACCTCATCGGCCCCGTCCTGCTGACCGTCGGTCAGGTCGGTGCGGGCGATTTGGAGCACGGCAGCGGTGTTGGCATCGACTTGCGGAGCTTCGACCTTGCCGATTGGGCCGGCAGAGACGATTGCGCCCGTCGCCGGATCGACCAAGGGCTCCACTACTGCATAGGCATGACGATCCACAACCTGCCGAGCCCACTGCTCCGCGATATGCGGCGGCATCTGCGACGATCCAAAGATCGGTATCTCGCGCGGGCTCTGAGCTGAAGTCTCCCCGAGCTTGGACACGGCCATGTTGTAAAGCCGCTGCACGTCCATTCGGCGCTGGGTATAGCCCTGGAACCGCTCCACCCCATCGACGAACGAGCGCTCGCCATAAACCGGCACAACCGGGATCTGGTCGCCCGCAATCAGCCCCTTGTCGGCAATGACCTCTTCGCCAGAGAGCAGATACTTGTGGATGCGCTTGCGCTTGAGCTTGCGGGTCTCGACTTTCCACCCGGTTTTCTTCATCGTCGCGAGTTCGTCGTCGTCGATCTCGCTGTCCCAATAGCGCTCCTCGGCCCCGCTCAGCTTGTGGGTGAGGATATACAGCTTCTCCTCAACGTCTTCGGCTTCGTAATACTCGGCGACCTTGACCACATCGGGCGTGAACCAGTCATAGGGCGGGTCAATCCGCTCGGTCGGCCAATCGGCAATCGCGTCGGGATGCTGCTCCTCGAACAGCGCGCGGGCGTGAGCGGTGATGACGAACGCATACGGAGCGTCCGACTTGTCGTATTTCTCGGACGGGCCGAAGAACACCCGCTGATCGGCGTCGGTGATGATCGATCCGGGGTTGATCCGCTGCTCGTCCGAATCCTTGTCATAGGGATCGGCCCATTCGTTCGTCAGGCGGAAGGCCCCGAACCCTCCATCCACCGCTTCGCCGAACGCATTGTCGAACGCCTGCTGTGACTTGTAGCACTTCGCATCGGCGCGATAGATGCCGTTCAGGTTCTCCGCGCTGTCATCGTCGCCCTTGCCATTGGCCGGGCGGAAGTCAGGAACGATGCGGTTCTCGTTATAGTCGCGCTTGATCTTGTCGATGCCGTCCTTGACCAGCGGGATTTCCAGCTTGATCTCGTCGGGGAAGCACTCGCCGAAATCGCCTTCCCACATGGCACCGGGGATATTGACGAAGCGGCGGGCGATGAGGCTGAGGCTGCGCTGCTCCAGTTGCGGAAGCACAGCGATGTCGAAGTTGCGCATGGCGCGTTCGAACACGGCCTCAAGCGCCTTTGCGGACGTGTTCTGATCTTCGAGAGCCGCGTCGGGCTCGTCGTTCGCGGCTTCGGCCATGCGCGAAGGATTACCCTTGGCTGGCCTGTCGCGGCGATTGAACTCTTATCGGAAAGCCAGCTCGCTTTCGATCTTCCCACTCACGGCCTCCAGCTCATCGGCAAGCCGCGACACGAGCCATCCGGCAAGCGGAACCTCGGACCAGAAGGCAATGCGCTCGATCAGCTTTTCGCCATCCTTCGCGTACTGTTCGGCGCGCTCACGATGCCACCATGCGTTCTTGCGGGGAGCGACGTTCAATTGCGCGTCGAACCACTCCGCGCGCTGCTCCTCACTTGTCCAGCCCGTCTGCAATTGAGCTGATGCCGCATTCTGCATTGCCTTGGCTTGCTGTATACACGACATCACGTTCCCCGCAGCGCTCGCCTGAATGTTGGCAGTCGGCATTATGACTTCGAGGTCTCTAGCGAAACTGTTTGCCACGGCGACACTCCTACCTCCTCAAAGCCAGTGACGGGATGCTGACCGGCCCGTCAAATCGCGGCTGCGGCTGATGCCCAAGCATAACCTCCGTCAGCGCCCACACCGCCGCGTCAACCCGGTTCGGCGATCCTTCCCCGACAAATCCATTAGAAGTCATCAGCACCATCTCATCTTCAAGCTCGGACAATGATCCGACGATGCTGACCCGCCCTTGCTCGAACAGCGCCGCCACCGGCTCGGCACGCGCCGCCTTGCCGCGGCTCGCCACGACCTCCTTGTAGGGAACGCTCCCGTCCGCCGTCTTGATTACCGCCTGCACCATCGCGCCGCCGAAATTGCGCTCGGCCACGATCCGGTCGGCCTGGTGGCGGTGATACGCTGTAACTGCGCGGCGAGCCCACGCATCGGGCGATAGCTTGCACGTATCATCGCACAGCAGATAGCCGCGCCCGTCAATCCCACGTCCCGCCGCAACAATGCCCACAGGATCGCCCTCATCGTCCGCGCCGCCGGTCCCCGAAGGATCGACGCCAATCACCACGCGCGCCATTTCCGGGGCTTCCGCAACCCGCGTTCGGTCCAGCATCTCTCGCGTCCACAGTGCGCCCGGAACATCGTCCACGATCTCGCCGTCGAGCTCCTGCCGGCCCAGCCGCGTTCCCGCATACTTGCTCATGATGTCCTCGATGAACTCGGGCGCGAGGTTGTCGGCATTGTCCAGAGTTCGTCCGCGCGTCGTCGCCGTCCCCTTCTTCGCCATGATGTCCTTGATGATCGGGATCGGGCGCGGCGTCGTCGTCACCAGCACGCGCGGATTGCCACGCCGCATGGTGAATTGCAGCATGTCCCATGTCTCGCGTGCCTTGGAGTATTTCGCCAGCTCATCGACCCATGCCGTATCGAACTCAGGCCCGCGAAGCTGATCCGGCTCGGTTCCATTGTAGCCATACGCCACCGCCCCGGTCGGCCAGCGCACTCGCACCGGCTTGTAGCGAATGTCCGGTGCTTCCTTTTCCGGCGTCACCTTCAGCAGGCGCGGGATCATGACCTCTTCCAGGTCCTTCTGCGTCTCGGCAACAAGAGCGATCATCTTCGCGCCGTCCCTGACCCGCTGGCGAATCCAGTTAGCGC